CAAGTAGGTGCTGAATGGTTCGCTCCAGCAGGTTTAAACCGTGGTGGAATTGGATCAGTATTAAGAGCTGAAAGAAGATTATCTCAAGAAGATCGTGATACTTTATATGATACAAACATTAACCCATTAGCTTCATTCCCTGGAGAAGGTGTTGTAGCGTTTGGTCAAAAGACATTACAGAAAAAATCAACTTCATTGGATAGAATTAACGTTCGTCGTTTATTGATCACATTGAAAGGTTTCTTAGGTCAAGTAGGTCGTTCATTAGTATTTGAACAAAATACAGCAGCTACAAGAAACAGATTTATGAGCATTGCAAACCCTTACTTAGAATCAGTAGTACAACGTCAAGGTTTATATGCTTATAAAGTGGTAATGGATGATTCTAATAACACACCTGATGTAATCGATAGAAACCAATTAGTTGGTCAAATCTATTTACAACCAAGTAAAACAGCAGAATTCATTGTGTTAGATTTCACAGTATTACCAACTGGGGCAACATTCCCAGCGTAAGAGTTATAAACAATAATATTTATTAATAGACAAAATTTAACATAAAATGGCTGTATTAGACGCAAACCAAATAATGTTCACCGCTTTCGAACCAAAGGTGCAGAATCGTTTCATCATGTATGTAGATGGTATCCCAGCATACTTGATTAAGAAAGCAGCGTCACCTCAATTTGATGCAGGTGAAATCATATTAGACCATATCAACGTTTACCGTAAAGTAAAAGGTAAAGTTAAGTGGCAAGATATGAACTTAGAACTTTATGATCCAATCACTCCAAGTGGTGCTCAAGCTGTAATGGAATGGGCTCGTTTGGCTCACGAATCAGTAACAGGCCGTGATGGTTATTCTGATTTTTATAAAAAAGATTTAGTATTAAACGTATTAGGCCCAGTAGGTGACATCGTTAGCGAATGGGTAATCAAAGGAGCTTATGTAAAATCAGCAAACTTTGGTGAATACGATTGGGCTAGTGAATCCGCAGTTAATATTTCCCTTACTATTGCTATGGATTACTGTGTATTGAATTTTTAATTCCCTTCATATTTCTTTTCTTAGAGGCGTCTGCTTTGCAGACGCTTTCTTTTTCTATATATTTATATACGAACAAAATAAAAATGTTATATGAGCGATTTTAAAATGCCAACCGAAACGGTTTCGTTGCGCAATCATTGATAGTAACACCAGTTAGTTTTAATGATATATTAGTGTGCGATAAAAACGCTATACTGTTAGGTGCTCGTATTTTAGGATATGGTGCTGAATATCAATTTAAAAACTATAATTACGAGACAGGTGTTGAAGAAACAATAAATGCTGATTTATCAACATTAAAAGAAAAAGAAGTTGATTTATCATTATTTGAAGAAGGTAAAAATGAATTTGATTTTACTATGCCTTTATCAGGAAACGCAGTAACATTTAAATTGTTAACACACGGTGATGAACAAGCGATTGATGCTGAGATTAAAGGATTAAAGAAAATTTCACCACAAGGTTCATTTGAAATTACCACACGTTTGAAATATATAATCACATCCGTTAATGGTAAAAGAGAATTAGCAACTATTCGTGATTTTGTTGATAATGGTTTAACAGCAAAAGATGCTAGAGCATTACGCGAGCATTATGCACAAATCCAACCAGATATTGATATGACTTACTACCCTGAAGGTGCAGAGGAGGGCATTTCTATTCCAGTAGGAATTAACTTTTTTTGGCCTGACTCAGGAAGATAGACCTATAATATTTGACCAAATCCACGAAATAGTATTTCACGGAAAAGGTGGATATGATTGGAATACAGTATACAATATGCCAATATGGTTGCGTCGATTTACATTCCATAAAATGAAAAAGTTTTATGATGATGAAAATGAAGCGATGGAAAAACAAAACCAACAACTTGAAAATAAAACAAAAACATCATCTAAACCATTAACACCAAACGTATCACAACCCACATATTCAACAAGAGCGCCTAAGAAATAGGCGCTTTTTATATTTATACGAGTAATTATTACCTATTATTGTTTACTCATGGATGAGAAATTATTAAAACAAATTGAACAGTACTTAAAAGACTCAGGTCTAAACGCTATTGAACTTAGAAAGCGAATGGATGAGGTTAAAGCAAGTACAACGGAGTTTAATAGAGAATTAATTAATGCTCAGCGCCATTTTGCTGAAATGAATAATGAGTTTACAGATCTTGCGGACCAATTAAAAAATGTTGTACGAGATCTATCTAGAACTAATGTTACTTCTAAAGATATTAATTCAAGTTTTAGAAAAATCAGTGGTTTAGCTGATAAATTAAAATATGATTCTCAAGATATTAGTAGATTATCTAAACAAGATTTAATAAGCAATGGAAAAAAACTTCAAATAGAGATTGATAGATTAGCTAAAAGTAAAACTTTTTTAGATCAAAAATATAAAGGAAAAACCTTAGACGCTGAAGAACAAAAAGCAATTGATAGTAAAAATAAATCAAAATTAGAAGAAATATCTCAATATAGAGAATTATTAGGTTTATTTGATAAAGAAGGAAAATTTTTAGATAAAAATAATAATTATTTAGTTAGAGCTCAAGACTTAAATTTAAAAAGATTAAAAGATGAAGAGGAAATTATTAAAAAATTAGGCATATCTGGAAAAATTGTTGATGGTATAGTTGGTGCTTTAGGTAAATTAGGTATTAGTAGTACCTTCTTTGAAAATCTAAAAGAAGATATGAGAGATACTGCTAAAACCGGATCTAAATGGGATGTGTTAATGACCGGAATAAGAGGAACAGTTTCTGGCATAGGACAAGCCTTAAAAGATCCTGTTACACAATTAACTATATTGTTGAAAATTGCTAATTTCTTCTTTAAAGCTGCTTTAAACGCAAACGCACAAGCAGTTGAATTAGGAAAGCAATTAGGATATGGAACCCAAAGAGCAGATGCATTTAGAGAAAAGATGGTGGATATTGAAAATTCATCAAAAAATCTAAATGTAAATACTGCTAGTTTAACTCAAGCATTTGGTGAATTAGTAAAAGCAACTGGATTTGCTTATGAATTTACAGCAGACCAACTTGAAACTCAGATTAAATTAACTAAACAAGTTGGTTTACAAGCAGATGAAGCAGCTCAAGTTCAAAGATATGCTGCATTGTCTGGTAAATCATCTGAAGAAACCTACAGATCATTTGTTAGAGGTTTAGCAACAGCAAGAAATCAACTTAAAGTTGGTATTGATTTTAGATCAACATTAGCTGAAGCTGTTAAAGTATCAGGTCAATTAGCTGCTAATTTAGGGTATAATCCTGAACGTATAGCTAGAGCTGTAGTAGCTATGAAAGCCTTAGGTACTACATTAGAAGACACCAAGTCACAAGCAGAATCTTTACTAAATTTTGAATCATCAATTGAAAATGAATTAAAAGCTGAACTATTAACTGGTCAAGCTTTAAATTTAGAAAGAGCTAGAGCATTAGCTTTACAAGGTGATATGGCGGGTGTTGCTAATGAATTAGCAAACCAAGGTATGACTGCTGTTAAGTTCTCTAAAATGAATGTGTTAGCACAAAATGCTTATGCTCAATCTTTAGGAACTACATCTGATAAATTAGCTGAACAATTAAGAAAAAGAGAAGAAGCAGTTAAATCTGGTAAATCTTTAGCTCAAATAAATGAAGAAGAAGCAGCACAAGCACTTGAAAGACAAAACGTTCAAGATAAATTTAATGCTGCTATGGAAAAACTACAAAGAATTGTAGGCGATTTGTTAGCAGGTCCTTTAGGTTCCTTCTTAGATTTATTAAGTGGAGCTTTAAATATAATTAACTATATGGCTACTCCTCTTAAATATATTGGGGGGTTATTTTTAGGAATTTATGGAACAATGACTGCTATAAATGGAATTGCAAAACTAATAGCAATTACTGAAGGATTAACAGCAGCAACAGTTGGTAGAAGAGTAGGATTTTCTGCGGCTGAACTAGGATATAAAATATCTAGTAATACTGTGGGTCAAATTGGAGCAGGCATTGAATGGGCTAAAGCATCGGCTGAAGCTTATGGTTTAAGTATAAAACGAACAGCATCATTAGTAGAAAAAGAATCATATCTTACTAAAATAGCAGCATATGGTTGGACTCTTAAAGAAATGATTATTGAAAGAGGCAAAGCTTTACTTTCTAAAATGGGATTAATATCTAAAACAAGAGAACTAGCAATATTACCAGGATTGATAGGATTAAAAAGTACTGAATCAGCAATAGCTGGTACTACAGCAGCCGCAGCCGTAACAACAGCATCTGCTGCTACTTT